TAACTTTTCCTGCTTTTTTACCACACCATTCCATACCCTCTACATCTAATAAGGCGAAAACTATTATATCTTTCAATTGTGATTTTGACGTAAATCCTATAAAATAAAATAAATGTACATTATCGCCGACGTACCAAAAGATGTTCTTGATAAATTAGAAGTTTGCATACAAGAGAAAGGTCTTGATAAGTATAACAAAGACTTAGCAGGAAATATAAAAAGGGAATACGGTATACCAAAAGGTAAAGCTGCGGTGTCCCCGTTTCTCATGCAAATGGTTCTTGCTTACAATGAAAAATATCCAAAATTTTTTAAAGTAAAACACTCTATGATGAAGTATAAGCCAATAGATGTTGAACTACAAAGTCTTTGGGTAAATTTTCAAAAAAAATATGAGTTTAATCCTATGCACACACACGATGGTTTATACAGCTTCGTGATATGGCATAAAGTTCCTTACTCAATAGAAGAAGAAAAACAACAATTTCCAGAAACAAACATGGATGATATCAGAGCAGGGATGTTTTCTTTTTTTATGTTGGACCCATCTGGTAAAATTTATCAACAACCATTACCTGTTGACAAAACATGGGAGGGTAAGATAGCCATGTTTCCCGCTGATCTAAATCATTGTGTATACCCCTTTTATACTTCTGATGAATACAGAGTATCTATATCTGGAAACATAGGATTCAAGATATAGATATTGAAAAAGTTTTTCACATGTTTTGATGATTACATCAATGACAGTGATATTAAAAAATTTATTGATTTGTATGAAAATAATCTACAGCAAACATATCAATACAATAACACAAAGCCTCTAGAACTACCGCTTGATGGCTTTGGACTAATCGAGCGTATTAGTAAAGACTTTGGCATAACACATAAACTGGATAAATTAGAAATAGTCAAAAGAGAGAAAGGCAGTCATATGGACAACCATATTGATGAAGGAGATACTCTGGCTTTTATATTATACTTGAATGACGACTTTGAGGGAGGAGAAACCATATTTGAAAATGAAACGATTATAAAACCAAAAAAGGGAAGATTGCTAGTATTTTCAAATGGTATTTTCTTACACAAAGTAAATCTAATAACAAAGGGAGAGAGATACGTTATCGCAGGTTGGTTTAAATAATACAGTAAAATAATTGATTTCTAGGCAAAACACCTATAAAAATGTATTATGGCAAAGATTGTAGATGAACCTAAGATCTTACGATATGAGTTTGATCCACAAGGTAAAAAAATCCCTGTCTACAGTGCCAAGGTAGAGACAACAGTTACCAACACTAAGACAGGTCAAGAGTATAATTCACACGAGGAGTGTCAGGCAGATATAGATAATCCTGAAACAGATACAAAAGAAGAAGACATTAGGAGAGATGTTCACGTAATAGCTCCTAATTTATTTAGTGGCGCATACACAGGTGAGGAGTAAAAATGTTCAAGAAGATTCTACCCGCAGTAACAGGAGCGATAGGTTTTGCATTTGCAGGGCCAGTTGGTGCTTCTATTGGTGCAGGGATAGGATCAGCAGCTAGGGGAGACAACCCTGCAAACATAGCCACATCTGCTTTGATGGGCTATGGTTTAGGCGCAGTCGCACCTTCTTTCGGTTTAGTAGGAGGTAAAGGGTTAGGTGCTTTTGGTGCAAGTGCAAAAACTGCATTAGGTTTCGGAACACCTGCAACACTACCTAGCGGAACAGCTCCAGTGGGTAACAAAGCTTTAGCACAAGCCCTAGAGGCAGGTGCAAAAAATCAAGCACAAACTTCTGCTGTTAGACAAGGACTAGCACAAAGAGCTTTACAGTTTGCAAAAGATAATAAACTAGCAACAGCAGCTCTCGGTCTTGGAGGATTAGGGGCACTGGGTGCTTTTGATGAAGAAGAAAAAACTGTATCAAGTTTACCACCATCAGTCACACCAGGTAGTCAAGGGATGTTAGATGTCTCTCCAGCTAACGCAGTTTTTTTTGATACTGCAACAGGACAATATGGGGCCTCATCTCCAACACTACGACCAATAGCACAAGTCGCTGAGGGAGGATTTCCTAGAAAGACTGGCCAGATCTCTGGACCTGGCACAGAAAAATCTGATGACATACCTGCTATGTTAAGTGATGGTGAGTTTGTGATGACTGCAAGAGCGGTTAGAGGATTAGGTGCATTGAATGGTGCAGATAAAGATGATAAGTTAGAACAGCGTCGCAAAGGCGCCAAGATGATGTATGACATGATGGATAAATTTGAAAGCAAGGTAGCATAATGGTTCAAGAAGTAGTTCAATTTGCAAGACAAGCTCCTTTTATTGAAGAGAGGGCGGAAAAATTATTAGAGTCAGTTTTTGGAGATCAAGGTCTTGCAGCAAGACAAACGACCATACCCGCTTTTGAAGTAGCAGGGCTGTCCCCACAACAACAAGCTGCCATTCAAAGGGCACAAGCTGGACTCGGAGCATATCAGCCATTCTTAGATGCTGCTGGCACGACTATCGGCGCTGGTCTTGGAGCTTTGACCGCAGCACAACAAACTTTAGACCCAAATCAGATTTCAACTTTTATGGATCCTTTTCAACAACAAGTTACACAAGAGGCATTAAAAGAATTAGATAGACAGGCTGCGATTCAATCGCAAAGAACTGCTGCTGAAGCAGTGGCTGCAGGGGCTTTTGGTGGTTCACGATTCGGTGTCCGTGAAGCAGAGGAGGCTAGAAACTTAGCACAGGTAAAATCACAAAGAATTTTTGAAGACTTATCAAGAAACTTTTTACAGGCACAACAAGCTCAAGCTAGAACCGCTCAACAATTAGGGTCAATAGGATCTCAAACTTTGAGAGGTGCGCAAGCTCAAGCAGGTTTAGGACAGCTTGGATCTCAGTTGGCATCTAGAGATATTGATAGGTTATTGGGCCTCGGACAACTGACACAACAGTTTGGTTTTGTAGATCCTACAACTCAAACTTTTGTCCCTGGTCAAGCACAGATTGAAGCTGCCAGAGCAACAACTCTTGCAGAACAAAAAGAACCTTTTGAAAGAGTAGCATTTGCATCTGACATTTTACGAGGTGTCCCCTCATCACAAATTACATTTACACAATCTCCATCGCCTTCAACACTGCAACAAATTGCAGGATTAGGTATAGCTGGTCTTGGAGCATTTGGTTCTCTTGGTGGATTTGGTGGAGGCGTTAGTTCTCTGTTTGGAGGTAACTAATGGCTATTTTAGACAGACCCCTTTTTAAAAAAAGAATAAACAAAAATTTATTACGTCAATACGGCATACCTGCATTTGCTAACGGCGGTGTTGTTCAAAGATTTACTAACGGAGGTAGCGCTAATCCTTTTGGTATTGATTTAGGTTATGACGAATCAGGTGCAATATCTAGCAAACCACCTTTTAACATGTTCAAAGGTTTAACTTTAGAAGAATATGAAAGCATGTCTCCAGAAGCTGTATTAAAAGCGTACGCTGGTCTAGACAATAGAGGTATTGCAGAGGGCATGGAAAAAAGCGTAGCCGAAAGTTTAGACATAATTAAAGAACAAGGGGATTTAAAAAAAGCTGGCGGAGCAACTAAAGATAGAAAAGAACAAAGAGAGAAGGAAGATAAAATAACTTTTAGCGATGTCATAGAAAACCTTGGAGCAGAGGATGTGGATAAAAAACCTCGTGATGAAAGAGCAGAAAAGAAAAAACAAGAAAAATTAGAAGAAGAAACAAAGGATCAAGGGACACAAGCAGAAAGTGGACCAGACCCTGAGACTAGATTTGACGATGTAACGAAAAAAACCAACACCACCATTACTGGAGATACAACTGATCCTTTCCAAGGAAATAGAGGTGTTAGTGATGAGAGAACGCAGATGGCAAAACTGCAAGACATTATAAAAGAAAGATCTGCTCTTTATAAACAATTATTAGGCGATCCGAAAGAACAGTTAAAACAACAAGGGTTTTTACAATTAGCACAGTTTGGTTTAAATTTAGCATCTGCTCGTGGTGGTAACCTTGCAGAAAAAATTGCAAAGTCTGCAACAGATCCACTGCAAACTTTTGCAGCTTTAGCTAGAGATGCAGCAAAAGATGAGAGAGCCATTGAATTAGCAGCCATAGAATCTG